GGATTATCTTCCAGCTTGGCCGGGATGAACGTCCGCGAGCGCGGCTTGACCATGCGCCCGTTGACCTCAACCGGTTCCGGCCCGTCGCACTCCACATCCTCGCCGTTGATCGTCGTATACCAGCGCAACTCGCCCGGTTCGGCGGGATTGGGGTGCGTCTTGTCGAGCCACGGGGCCCAGTATTTGACTACCCAATAGCCTTCAGGCGTCGTCGGCGGGTTTCCCGTCGCAATCACCCGGCATCGCTGTTTCGGGTTCGTGGAGCGCGTCCAGCCGATCAGAAATCGATACTGAGCCTCGGAGAAATGGGTAATCTCATCAAAGCCCTTGAGGCTGTGAGCGCGACCCTGATATTTCTCCACGTCCTTTTCGTGCGGAACGGACCCGAATTCCAGCACGTTGCCATTCGGCAGGCGCCAAATCTTGTCCTGCGAATTGTAGCCCGTCCGCGACCCGACAAGGCCGGCAACCTCGTCTTCCAAACCCTTGATCTGTGGGT